TTATGGGAAAACTACCAACAAGCACTTGCAGAATCTAAAGAGAGACACAAGGCTCAAGTAAAAGCTATAATCATTGCAAAAAAGAGAAGACAAGAACTAATTAAAAATATTATTAATATAAGTCTTATAAGTTTAATAGGCTTAACGATAGCAGGAATAATAATAGCACTTGTCATTGCTGCATTCTCATGACTACAATGGCTTTTATGTTAGTGGTTATTATTAATGGTAATACACTAGATGGGGAGGGATGGTATTTTAGAAATATTTATCGTTGTAATCAATTTGCCCATGCAGTAGAACATGGCAATATTAATTACTATGATAAGAGAGCGAGGCAACACAATATCTCAGCGTACTGTGTGCCTGTAACAGTTCCTAAGACTACTCAGTTTTGGGATTAACACTTAACTAAATGGAGGTAATAAGATCTACAAACTATGATAAAATTTATACTTGTTATTATTTTAAACACAACCCCACAGTATATTCAAGTATTCGACGATAGAGAACAGTGTTCTACAACTGCTCAACTAATAAGAAAAGCTGAACATATAGAAAGTTATTGTATTCCAGCAGGATCACGAGCAATAGCTGCCACCAACAACCAAGAAATTATAGGATAAACTATGAGTATGGAAGATTTTTTTAGCGTTCCAGAAATGCCTGAAACAAGTGTCCTTAGAACTAATGCAGATGTAGTCTCTCATATAGCAGAATCTATATCCAGCACAGAAGATTTAGAATTATCTAAATGCATGTTTGAACTACTAAATAAACATTCTGATGTTGTGTTAGAAACCAGCCAAAAGATAATGTCTAAATATAAAATGCACTTACAATCAGTTAAATGATTGAGCCAGCAACACCAGCAATACCTGTAGGTACATGGTCTAAACATAATTCAGTAGAGGTTGTTACCACTGATAAGAAACATGGACAAGAGCATAGACTACAGACAGTATTTAGAACCATATACTATGAGTTTACTGATGGAAGAGTACAACTAAAAAATTATACCTCTCAAAATTCTACTATAAGTTTACTAGCGTAACGCTTGTAATTCTGATTCTAAGTAACTGTGAAGGTTTTCTAGTTTTAGAAGACCTTCACGGATTACTTTTCTTATTAGAATCTTATCATCATCTTCAGTAAATATTTTAGATACTGCTTCTTCAGGTAACTTACTAAGTTCAGTAACTAATGTACCTGTGGAATCTATCATTATTCTAAATGATAATATGTTTCCGTCTTTCATGCTACATCCAGAAATTCTGTATTGTTTACATTACCACGTAATCCTGCTTTCATATAGGCAGTAGATCTTCCTTCAAAGAAGTTCTGATGTTCTACACCTAGTACATCGTCTAACCATCCTAAAGGATTATCCTTAACTCCATAGTTAGGTTTCAATCCTAGTTGTAGTAATCTTCTATCAGCTATGTATCTTATATAAGATTGCATTTCTTTCTTAGTAAGACCCTCTATATCTCCCATCTCAAATACTAAGTTTAAGAATCTATCTTCTAGATCCACCATATCTCTACAAGCCTGATAGATTTCCTGCTTTAAATCATCTGTCCAGAGTTCTATATTCTCTTGTATGTATTCTCTAAAGAGTTTAGTCATGGCTTCTACATGAAGAGACTCATCACGTATACTATAGGTAATGATCTGTCCCATCCCTTTCATTCTTCCAAATCTAGGAAAGTTTAATAGAATAATAAAACTACTGAACAACTGTAGTCCTTCTGTAAAACCTGAATAAACTGCTAAAGCTTTTGCTATAGACTTTTTATCCTTTGAAGATACTTTAATATTATTAATGTATTCATGCTTGTCTAACATAACTTCGTATTCTGAGAAAGCTTTGTATTCTGCTTCAGGCATACCTACTGTATCCAATAATAAACTATAAGCATGTTGATGGATTGATTCCATATTAGCAAAAGCACACATCATCATTCTTGCTTCAGGCTTTTTAAATATCCTCATGTACTTATCAATATACCCTGACCCTACATCTACATCTGATTGAGTGAACAACCTAAAGATTTGAGTGAGTAGATTCTTTTCATCTTCTTTTAATTCCTGCCAGTCTTTTACATCTGTATGTAGTGGGACATCTTCAGGAAACCAATGCATCTGATTCTGTTGAACATAATAATCAAACATCCACGGATGATCAAACGGCTTATAATATTCTCTTGTTCCTGTCAAACTCATTAACTCATTCCTTGTATTGTTTTTAATTTCTCTTGTGCAGTAGCTAATGCAGCTACTAAGTCATCTATATCTTGCACTATATCTGGATGATCTGCAACAGCTACTGCATTATCTAAATAATTTTTAAGATTAAGATGTATAATTTCAATCTCTGATTCGTACTTTAATTCTAAAGCTTTTAAGTATGGATTCATATTAATTTCTCCTCATATTTTTCATGTAACCAATCATTGTATTCTCTGCAATATCTAGGGAATGACATGTGATCAGATAAGATAGTATTATTTTCATCACAATAATCTAACCACATCCGAACACAGAAGCTATGGAAGCTACTCACCTTCCTCGACCATTGAAGATTTTATATCCCACCAAGTCTCTCTAGTTTTCATAAACTCTTCATAAGAAACAAACTGTCTTGTTTCACTAACATAATATTGTGCATCTTCAAAGCTCATACCAAACCTCCTAGTTTATTATTAATTTCCCACAAAAGATAAATCACAAAGCCAAGACCAATAGCTAGTATTGTATGATACCATATCCACCTGACTTTGTAAATTCTTAATTCTAATCTTCGTTCATCGTCTGCTAATTTGTAATAGTCTAGCATATCTTTTACACGTTTAACTAAATCAAATATACTATCCTTCACAACTAAGACACTCCATATCTTCTAAGTTTATTCTAGGTATCCTTATGTTTACATTCTCTGTTGATCTAGCTGCATCTGATCTTAGATAATAGAGAGACTTGAGCTTATTAGCCCCAGCCCAATGTACACTATTAACATAATCAAGATAAAGATCATGGACTTCTTGCGGTTCAGTAGCCTTTGGAAAGGTGAAGAAGAGATTAACACTTTGGCTTTGGCAGATGTATTGTTGTCGTTGATGGGCATGTTCTATTATCCATAGTTGATTAAGTTCAGGTGCAGTTTTGAATATCTCCTTCTCCTCTTCAGATAGTTCATCAAGATGTTGAACAGAGCCTTCATTAGCTGCAATATCTTTCCAAGTATCCTCATTGTTTAATCCTTTCTTTTTGAGAAGGGCTTCCAAGTATTTGTTCTTAACTTTGTACGAACCTGTAAGAGTTTTGTGAGTAAATACGTTGGCCCTTTGTGGCTCGATACTAGGACTAGTTCCACCACATATAATACTACTGCTAGCATTAGGAGCGATAGCAAGAAGATGACTATTCCTCCTACCACTCCCAACCATATCAGGAGCTTCCCCACGTTCTTCAGCCAAGCGAGTACTAGAAACCATAGCTCTTTCTTTGATGTAGGAGAATGCTCTATGATTGAAACTTGTGGCATACATACTCTCAAAGAGAATTCCATTGCGCTGTAGGTAACTGCAAAAGCCCATCGTCCCAAGGCCAATTGCGCGTTCTCTATAAGCCGAATAAGCGGCTTTAGTAAACCCTTTATTGGATTCTTTAACATAGTTTTTAAACCTCTCGTAGTTTGCGTTATACTTTCCCATTGCTTTAGTGTCTACTGAATGCTCGATAAAATGTTCTAATACATTATCTAACATAGTAATCATATCATCTATAAATTTATCTGAATCTTTCCACTCGTCAAAGTATTCTAAATTAACTGAGCTTAGGCAACATACAGCAGTACGTTCTTCATCAGTAGGTAATGTTATCTCTGAACAAAGATTACTCTGAAGAACATTTAATCCTAGATCCTTTTGTTCTTGAGGCAATGCTTCGTTACAACGATCCAGATTAACAATATAGGGTTCACCTGTTTCTGCTCTAGTGTTTATCATCTGCCACCAAAGATCTCTTGCAGGTATAATCTTGATTGCTTCATTTGATTTAGGATCTATTAGTCTCCACTCAGTATCATCTTGTACTGCCTTTAAGAACTTATCGTTTATCGTTACTGCATTGTGTAAATTTAAACACTTACGATTAAGATCTCCTCCAGTAGTCTTCCTCATGTTAATAAATTCTTCTACTTCTGGATGAGCTACGTCCATGTAAGCTGCATATGATCCTCGTCTTGTTACTCCCTGATTAAAGGCTAACATTTGAGAATCTACAACATGCATGAATGGGATAGAACCAGTAGACTTACTGCCGTTAGAAGTGCTAACACCATTACTGCGAACGCTAGACCAGCACCCACCGATGCCACCACCTCCGCTTGCCAGCCAAATGTTCTCGTCATAATGCTCAGATAAACCAACCCTTGAATCAGGCACAGTATTAAGAAAGCAGCTAATAGGGAGGCCACGCGAGGTTCCTGCGTTGCTAAGAATAGGAGTACTAAACCCAAACCAATGATCACTTGCGTAGTTATAAAGTCTTTGTGCAAGATCGTAATCAGTAGTTCCTTTATAAGTCGCACAATATGTAGCGGCCCTAGCAAAAGCTTCTTGAGCATGAGTCTCTTCCTCCCAAAAGTATCTGTCTTTAAGTGTATCCAAAGAAAAATTACTTAATTCCTTTTCTTTATCATAATCAATTTCAATACCTAGATAATATTTCTTTCCTACTTTACCTGTTTGTTTTATTGTCATCTACATATTCCTTCTTTCTTTGATGTTTATTCTTTGCTTTTCTTTTCTTATCAAATTTTTCTTTACGTTCAGCTTTACGATCCCAAGACACCTTCATTCTCCTTTAAAAAATTTAGTAGTCTATTATCATACCACTCAGCTTTTTGTAAGTCTTCAATAGGCTTACCCTTGTAACGCATCCTCCATCTGTACTTCATAGAATTTCCACGTAGGTAGC